CTCTAGCGGGGTATGGCTCAGTTTGGTCAGAGCGCACGGCTGGGGGCCGTGAGGTCGCAGGTTCGAATCCTGTTACCCCGACTATTTAATAATCGTTGAAAATGCGCTATCCTTTGTAAATAGAGGGCTAGCGCATTTTAATATTTTGGAATCAATCTATCATGTTGCAAAAAAAACACAAAAATATATGAAAATGCAACACGAAATGCAACACGAAATCGCATGTTAAAATCACTCAAGTTTATCACCTTATACCCCTCATGGGTATAACCTTTTCTCCTAATTTTCTTCTTCTCTCGAAAAAGTCATCTATGATTTCATCCGACTTCTCCCTTACCTCATCGAAAGTATGGGTGTATGTCTGCTTCATAACCTTGTCAGACTTCCATCCTCCACGTTCCATAGCATACTTATCCGGTATGTGAAGTGATGCCATTACGGATGCATTAACATGACGGAGTTCGTGAAATGTCATGTGTGGCAATCCATTCCGCTTAAGCAGCCTTGTCCAGCGTTTTGATAGTATTGATGCTGAGAATGGTATAAGATACTCCTGATCCTCTGGCAGCATATCAATTAATTCCTTGATATATGGCGGAATTCTATGCTTGCGCTTTCGCGTGTCAACCTTCGCTACATCTTTTTCCACTGGTGTATTCCTGACATCTACGATAACCTGATCTATCTGTATATAGTTTCCGTGGATGGAAGAGCGTTTCAGCCCCCTCAATTCAGATGCCGAGAAACTTAGCCACATTGCCATCAATACGGCGAGTTCGATTTCTTCTCCCTTTACGATTTTGAAAATAATCTCAGGTGGCAGCAGGCTCTTTATGGGCGGCTGTACTGCTGGCAATGTCACGTTGGTGTCAACGCCAGGGCAATAACGCTTGATAACAGAGGATATCAAGCCATATTCGTTTTTTAACGTTTTGGCTGATATAGGCTTTGGGTTCTTTGTGTAACGTTTGCAAGGACGCTTGGCTTCTGTGTTAACAGCCTCTATAAGAAGTTCCCTAGTGATTTTCTCCAATTCCACATCCATAAGCATTTGGAATCCGTTTTTCTGTATCTTTTCATATTCCTCTATCGTCTTGGCTCCAAGGACTGCATCGGATGTGGAGATGTACTTTGCGATCGCTTCATTTAGAGTCATGCGTTCTGGATGGCCCTTGGTTCTTTTCTTCCGCAGTTTGAATTCTGCGACCATGAAGTTAAGTTCATCTTCATCATCGGACGTGAATGATCGGTATATCCTTTTCCCGGAACTGTCAGTGTAATCATATACTTTCTTGTTGTAGTTACCCGATGGTAGTACGGGCGTTTTTTTCTTAGCCATGTTTCATACTCCTTAAAAATGAGTATAAAAATAACACTCAATCACGAACTTTCGTTCTGATTGACCGAGTGCCCTGGAAGATGCTACAATATACGTGTTAATAATTGGGTGCATCTTCTAGGATGTATCATTTCCGCTCGGTGTTGGTAGCACTGGGCGGTTTTTATTTAATCTATATTCAATTTTATTTTATTGCTATACTCAGTATCTTGATAAATATCTACTTGAATAAGCCTAGCACCTTTTTCCAATTGATAGGGAATTGTACATTGTTTTGTTTCATCTTCACCTATCATAACTGCGCTTGTTTCATCTCTTGGAAGTGCCCATTTAAATGGTTTTACTTCATCACCATCTTCTGTACAGACTCGAATATTATTCCATATGTCAAATGAATTAAATCCATTTGTTCCAACTTTAATAGGAGTTATTTCTAACTGCAAATTAATAATTTCAGAAGTCTTTGACTCCTCAACCCAGTCATCTAATAAGTTGGTTCTCTCTGCCCCAGTTATTTTTATGTTACATTCAAAGTCTTTGGTTTTTAGATTATAATCTCTATTTTTTGCAAAATCTTCAGAAGAACCACAAGCAGTTAAAAATAGGCATACTAGAACTGAAATAATAAATAACAATCTTCTTTTCAAGGCGTTCCCTCCTTTTCCCTTTGTAACCTACATTGAAAAATATAATTGTGTTGCCATTTTATGGAATTTATGTAAATCCTTTCCAGAGACAATACATTAAAATTGTTATAAAATATAACTATAAGAAGATGCCGGAAAGGAGATAGGCGCTTATCCACAATCTATCCACAGAGTTATCAACAAAAAAGAACGCTTGTTCGGAATATTAATGTTGAAAAATAATATAGTTGGGGGTATTATTTAATTAAGGAATTTCGAACGTGCGTTTGCTATCTCGGGAGGTCGTACATATGAGTAAGGAAGAAGCAATCAAAATTATTATGGAAATGCTTATTGAAGCAGAAGAAAAACAAGTTGAGCGGATACTGTACTTTGTAAAAGCATTTCTTGGCTAGGCATTTGCCTAGCCATTTTTATGTAATTTTTCTGCTATCTTTTCCAATGTCTCCCAGTCAGATTCGTCAAGTTCTGAAAGCATCTTTACAAATCGTTTCTTAAATGATTCGTCAGTTTCACCAAGAACCGAACCTGCCCACGCCATTAATAGATTTTCTCTATCTATTTCAATAAATACGTCACCCGTCCCATTAATTAGCCATTCCTTATTAATATTATGCTTTTCGCATATATCAGATATAACTCTTTCAGTCACGGTAACTTTTTTTGTTTCAATATTACCCAAGTTAGATCTGGAAATTTTTATTGATTCTGCAAATTCTTCTTGTGTCATATGTAAGATATTCTTTCTTAAGTCTCTTATTCGCTCAAAGACTTCCATTATAATCACCTCTTTCTCTACTGAGTATTATATCACATGTGAAAATGCTTGTAAAGGACAAAGAATAAAATTAAATGCTTGACAAGGACTATTTAACGGTATACAATGTCCTTAACAAACAATAAAGCGAGGTGATAAAATGTCAGAACGCGAAAAGAAGATTCTTGAAACATTTGAAAAAGTAATTCCTGAACTCAGCGAATTAGAAAAAGAGAAGTTGCTTTCATTTGGCGAAGGGATGGCATTCAAATCTCAGGAACTCAAAAAGAAAGATAATCCAGACGGGAAGGAGGGTGGAGATTGAAAACCTTAGAGTTAAAGAACAGCAAGTTGTACCTTGATGGCGAAGAGGTCACTAATATGAAGCATTACAGTATATATGGGACTGCAAACGGTGTGGCAGAACTGAATATATGTATGGATGTGGCAGGAGACTCTTTGAAGTTTCAAGAGCCGAAAAAGGTGGATGATTACCGAAAGAACCTTGAAGGAAGTATTAGACATACGAAAAAGGCCTACAAGACACAGATAGCAGTTTTGATTGTACAATCCGCGTGCCTTATAGGTCTGATAGCAAGCCTTGTATCTCAAATTAATTTTTGAGTTGCCGTATAGCATTCGCTATTGATTCCAGGCGAGATGTAGTTGGATAGTCTGGCTTCAAAGTGGCTTCGAGTTGTTGCTGCATTATATCGGTCTGCTTCTTAGTGTAGCGGATAGAGATAATGGTGCATGTAACAGTGATAGAAGTAAGAACTAGGTTTGCGATTGTAATTATTATGGTATACATCGTATTGTCTCCTTATTATTTACTTGGCGTGAAGGCCATTCTAATTAAATTATAGGGGATATGCCATAAGATAACAAGAAGGAGGTGGGCAAATGCCAGCACTAAAGGTAAGCGACAAGGAGATGAAAAACCGCATACTGCTAGGGAGCCTTGAAAATCGAATGAAGATCATGGGGTATGACAAGAGGAGCATGGCACAGCGTATAGGTATGCCCTACAGCACGTTTTGTCTTCGCTTACGTAATCCTGGTAAATTCAACATAGATGAATTACAGGCGTTATTCTCGGTTCTAAAAATGCCGGTTGACGAGAAGGAGAAGTTGGGAAGGGAAGTGATGTAGGAAAATGAGGAAAATCAAGAGCAAGGCACGTCTTGCAATCCTGGCAGGGCAGAAGATAGCCCAGGCGACAGGAGTGGCCGCCACGATCCTGATATTGGGGACGTTAGGAGGCATCGAAAACGGGATGGACATGCTCAAGGGCATAGCGATCCTGGCAGCCAGCGGAGGGGCATTAGCATTCTCGGTGGCGGTATACAGGGTGCTTGATGATGCTCTCTTCTGGGAGCATCGGAGACGGATGGAAAAGAAAAGAGCGCCTTCATAGGCTGGAAAGCCTCGGGCACTCAGATAATCCATCAAAGTAATTATAGTATAAATTGGAGGAAACGTCAAATGAAGAAATTTGAATTGACCAGTGAATTTATCACAAATGTGTTAGGGACCAAGTTATTCCGCATCAAGGCGCTTATAGAATTTGGCGATGTAAGTGCCGGAGAACTGGGCGGGTACATAGAGAAAGAGGAAAACCTCGCACAAGATGGTAACGCTTGGGTGTACGGTAACGCTTGGGTGTACGGTAACGCTTGGGTGTACGGTAACGCTGAGGTGTACGGTGACGCTAAGGTGTGCGGTAACGCTTGGGTGTACGGTAACGCTGAGGTGTGCGGTAACGCTGAGGTGTACGGTAACGCTTGGGTGTACGGTAACGCTTGGGTGTGCGGTGACGCTGAGGTGTGCGGTGACGCTAAGGTGTACGGTAACGCTAAGGTGTACGGTAACGCTGAGGTGTACGGTAACGCTGAGGTGTGCGGTAACGCTTGGGTGTACGGTAACGCTTGGGTGTACGGTAACGCTGAGGTGTGCGGTGACGCTGAGGTGTGCGGTGACGCTAAGGTGTACGGTAACGCTAAGGTGTACGGTAACGCTGAGGTGTGCGGTAACGCTGAGGTGTGCGGTAACGCTGAGGTGTGCGGTGACGCTGATTATTCGACAGTGAAAGGTTTTGGCAGAATTTTTCGTACTACAACATTCTTCCGCACAAAGGACAAGGCTATTGGTGTTAATTGTGGATGCTTTTACGGCACGTTGGAAGAATTCCGGGATAAGGTACGGGAGACGCATGGAGACAGCAAGACAGCAAAAGAATACCTGATGCTTGCGGACCTGATGGAATATAAATTTTCGCGCGAGATGGATGTAGAAGAGGAGGTAAATCAATGACGAACAGAGAGAAGATTCATGAACTCCTGTGCCTGTGCATGGAAATACAGGAGCATGGTTATGGGGAAAACGGATATCCATATGTGGATTTTGAAGCGTCAAACTATGGCACGAGCATAGAAGTGCGGATAATGGACGATGGATTCAAGCCGGGTCACGGATATGACGGAATCTATGGATTTGCATTTGACGGCATAAGCGAACGCACATACAACAATTGCAAGAAACACCTGATTGATCTGAGAAAGAAGGTGCAGGAATGTACGGATACATCTGCGAACACTGCGGAGCGCACCTAGACCCGGGAGAGCATTGCGATTGTCGTGACAAACATTTGGAAAAGTTACATAAACGAAAGGCAACAAACTTAACATTAGAAGAACTATTGGAGGTAGAAGAATGTTATCAGGAAAAATTAGAGATTTGCTATTAAGTACTGAAAGAACTGGAATGATTGGACTTATCGGATATATGGAGGATGCCGGATTTTTTTCATCCCCTTGCAGTACAAGCCACCACTTATCAAAAGAGGGAGGGCTTGCGGAACATAGCCTTAATGTATATTACATGGCGTTTGGACTTGCAAAATTAATTACTGGAAAAGAAGAGATAGACAAGAAAACAACTGATTCATTAATCATTTGTTCTCTGCTTCATGATATAGGGAAAATGGGACAGTTCAATAAGCCCGGATATATCCCTAACATGATTAAGGGGAGAGCAACAAAGGCTAACCCAAACCCAGAGCCTAAGCAAAGCGATAGCAAACCTTATAAAGTAAACCCAGAACTACTATCTGTAGATCATGAAGTAAGATCATTGGCTATCATATCAAAGTACATTGACTTGACGGAAGAGGAACAACAGGCAATTCTTTGGCATAACGGACTATATGGGCCATTCAAGTATGAGATACAGGGAAAAGAGACCCTGCTATATATGATTCTTCATTTTGCCGATATGTTGGCTAGCAGGGTAGTTGAGAAGGAGGATGTAGAAGATGGAGAAGTTTAGGCTGCTTCGAGAGAACGAAATTGAATGTCGCGTTGCCACCGTGAAAGGCAATGGACTATCACTTCTGCTTTACAAAGATGCCAGATGCGATATGAATATTCTTGATGAAATAATTGGCCCTGAGAACTGGCAGAGATCACACAGCAGAGACAACGCAAACTGCACTGTAAGTATCTGGGATGACAATAAAAACATGTGGATATCCAAAGAGGACACTGGAACAGAAAGCAATTCAGAGAAGGAGAAAGGGCTTGCATCAGATAGTTTCAAGCGTGCCTGCTTTAATTGGGGGATTGGAAGAGAACTATACACGGCCCCGTTTATATGGATTGATTCTAAATACTGTGATATCAAAGAAATCACCAAGAACGGAAAACAAGCACATGCATGCTATGACAGATTCTATGTTAGCAAAATCGGATATGATGACAAGAATGCTATTAATATGCTTCAAATTAAGAATTCAAAGACGCACAAGGTAGTATATGAATTAGGAAAGTTTGAGAGTCAAGATGATGCGGGTATTTCAGAAAATCCTGCTACTGTTGCGCAGAAAAAGACTATTCGCGCACTTTGCGAAAAGCATAAGATCGAAGTTGAAATGCTATATGCGTCAAACGGTATCACGGAGGAAACGGTGACGGACAAGCAGGCAGCGGAGATTATGCAAGGGTTTAAAAAAAAGTATGGTGATAATTAATGGACTTTTCGGGACATTTTGACAGCCTGATGGTGGATCTGATGGCTGGAAAGCAGAAAGCCGTCCTGACGCTGAATGAGGATGCCAGAGGGGCATTTGACAGCCTCAAGGACTCTCCGCTATCCATCACCATCAAGAAGTACCGGAAGAAGCGGTCACTGAACGCGAACGCATACTTCCACGTCCTGGTCGGGAAACTTGCTGATACGCTAGGGACCAGCAAGGCGTACATGAAGAACACGCTCTTGCAGAAGTACGGGCAACTGGCGATCGAGAATGACAGCATCGTGCCGCTAATCATCCGGGATGACATCGACATGATGGAGCGCGAAGAGATACACGTCAGGCCAACGGACAAGACGAGGATCATGGATGACGGCAAGGCGTACCGGGTGTACCTCCTGCTGCGCGGCTCCCATACCTACAATACCGCGGAGATGTCGTCCCTGATTGACGGGACCGTGCAGGACGCGAAGGAGCAGGGCATAGAGACCGCCACCCCGGACGAACTAGAGCGCATGAAGCAGCAATGGAGGGTTGAGGCATGAAGAGGCTATGGAGCATATTCACGGATGACATGGACTGCTGCATGTATACCGGGAGATACGGCGTGGAGCGTCACCACGTATTCAGCCATACTTCCCAGGAGCGAAAGTTGTGCGAGAAGTACGGTTTCATAGCACCGCTGACCCCATCCCTGCATCCGAACGGCGTACATGCCGGAAAGGATGCGGCGAAGGTTGATAAGGAATTGCGGCAGAGGTGCAAGGAATATTACATAGCACACTATGGTAATGAAGAGCAGTTCCGGCAGGAATTCTATTACAGTAGTTAGCCATAAGGCTTGACTATACATGCAACCAGCCGTGTTGCACACAATGTATCACGAGTAACTTATTTACCGCCAGCACCCCGGCATAGGGGCCGGGGAGAAGGGAGGATCATGGTAGGACAGATCGAATTAGAGGATTACCTGAAATCAATCAACAGGGAATCCATCAACATATTAGACTACATTCCGACAGGCCGCGTGAATGCCATCACACGACATGCTCTAGCCATCCGCACAGGCATATCAGACCGACAGGTTAGGGACCTGATCCACTACGCCAGGAGAGACATTCCGATACTCAACATGCAGGATGGGAGGGGCTATTTTATCCCGGATATGAATGACGAGGTTGAGAGAGGCATGCTCGCCGCATATGTAAGGCAGGAGGAAAACAGGCTTAGAAGCATAGGCTGGTCTCTTGCATCTGCAAGGCGGACATGCCGGAACTGCGGCATAGATTGGAAAGCCAGCAGAAACGGGATTGTGGAAAAAGCGAGGCGAGCCGGAATCCGAAAGGGTGCTTGATGAGTATGGACGGGTGGATAAAAGTACATAGGAGCATCCTTGACAATCCCATCTGGTCTGACCGGCCATTCAGCAAGGGGCAGGCCTGGATAGACATAATCCTGCTTGCGAACCACAAGGGTAAGGACGTTCTGGTTGGAAACCGAATGCAGCATATAAGCCGAGGCAGTTTCCTGACATCCGAACTCAAGTTGATGGACCGCTGGGGATGGAGCAAGAAGAAGGTAAGAGGGTTTATCGAACTACTTGTGTCTGTCAACATGATAGAAAAAATTGGGAACCGTCAAGGAACCGTCATAAACGTTGTAAACTACGGCAAATATCAGGATTTGGGAACTGAAAATGAACCGAAAGGAGACCACGAAGGAACCGAAAGGAGACCACGAAGGGTACACAACCAAGAAAGAAAGAATGATAAGAATGATAAGAATGGTATAGATAATATGTCCTCTGGCACAAGTGCCGAGCGCGATCCCGAGTACCCGTACAAGGAGATTGTTGATTATCTAAACCAGAAGGCTGGTACTTCATATCGTTCGACATCCAAGGACACGCGCAAGCATATTCAGGCACGCGTGAATGATGGGTATACCGTTGAGGATTTCAAGGCTGTGATTGACAAGAAAGTACAGGAATGGGGAGCAGAGCCGAAGCCCGGGGAAAAGGACATGAGGCCATACATAAGGCCATCCACGCTATTTGGGACTAAATTTGAGAATTATTTACAGGCCCCATCCGTAAAGCAGACAAGAAGCGTAAATAATGGCTTCAACAACTTCCAAGGCCGCGACTATAAGGATATGTCGGACTTGGAGAGAAAATTAATACAGTAGGAGGGAATATAGAACGTTGATTAAAAAAGTAGCAATAGACTATGAAAAACTGTGCGAAGAACTTAATCGGCAGGGAAAGACGAAGCAGGGGTTCTCCCTTGAAATTGGGCGTGGGAAGGACTACATAGTCAGCATCAAGCACAGGACGGAGCAGCCGGAGAATATGGAGAGCCTGATGTGCACGCTTTTGGGACTTGAAGCCGGCAGCCTTGTGAAGAAGGAGAAGGCTGTGCAGAAGGGAGCAGAAGCGAAGGTGCTGGAAAACATACACAGGAAGTTATGCGAGATAGAGGGAGCGGTCAGGGACCTGGAAGAAATCCTTGAGAAGATATTTGGGAAATCGAACGCAAACACCATCCAGATCGAGAAGATCAAGGACATGCTCATTTCCGCCGCCGAGACGGAGAGCGACCGGGCAGAGAAGCTGCTTACGGACATGATGGGCGCCGGGGAGGCTCTGGCACAGGATATTTTCGCGAAGGCCGATGAAATGTGCATCTCCAGGAAGGAGATCATGAGAGCCAAGAAGAAACTCGATGTACGCGTATCCACGACAGGATACGGGAAGAGCCAGAAGGCTGTATGGAGGATATGACATGTTTGAAAACAACAGATACACGCACTCTTCCGGCAAGCAACAGATCGTAGTACCTAATGTCAAGCCGGGAAACATGAATGCATTCCGTTACGGAGGCACCAAGCGGAAGAGGAAGATCATCAAGAGAGGGAAATAGCCATGAGGAAGAAACTGATAGCAGCGGCAATCATCCTGATTGTGCTTGCTGCGGCGGCAACCAGTAGGATGCATCTAAATGCGGAGCCTGACCAGCCAGAGCCAGAGGCACAGCCGCTTGTGATAACGGAGCCGGAGCCATGCCATACAGGCACGGTAGTAGTATACGGGGAGGGAGTCAGGGAATCCGTATACAACGGCCGCATAGAGATTGAGAATGACGGCAGGGACGGCAACGATATACGCATATACGTATATGCCGGAGAAGGAGGTAAGAAGTAAGTATGGAAGCAGATATAAAAATGCAAATAGAAGCAATTAAAAATCCATCAAAAGTAAGAGTTATGGACTATGGAGAAGTAGTGTTATTGGTGGATGGTCATAAAGGGCCATACATAAAAAAAGAAATGGCGATGATTGATCTGTCAAAAGTAAATCAGGTCAAAGCAGACGAAGAATTCGACCCAAATAACACTAAACTACTAAAGATCAAAAGAACCAATCATTTGCTTATCTGCAAGTCAGGAAGGATTGCTTGCAGATTTGACACAGATGAAGGTGAACACATATGGGCTAGAAATGACTGGATAAGAGAGTACAAAAACGCTATGAGTTACGTGACAATAGAAAATAAAACGGCTGTTATACCGATAGGAATAACTGGTGAGCCGCTAGGGGTTGTGTTATGTATGCGAATAAACGATGAAACATAAGTAAATAACCATTTGTAAGACAGAAAGGAGAACTAATAATGGCACCATTAAACAAGGCTTTATTCAGTAGCGCGAAGGAAGATTGGGCAACGCCGCAGGACTTCTTCGAAAAATTAGACAAAGAATTTCACTTCGATTTAGATCCATGCGCTGACGCAGAAAACGCAAAGTGTAAAGAATTTTTCACGAAGGAGCAAAACGGACTTTTGCAGGATTGGGGTGGGCGTTGCGTCTTCTGCAATCCACCTTATGGGAGAACTTCAACCGGCGAATGGATCAAAAAATGTTACGAAGAAGCACAGAAACCTGGAACGGTTGTTGTTGCACTCATTCCGGTGCGTACTGACACAAGGTTTTTTCACGATTACATATATCACAAAGCGGAAATTCGCTTTATAAAAGGCCGCCTTCACTTCGGCGGCTGCAAAGATGCGGCGCCGTTTCCTTCTATGGTGGTAGTTTTCAGAAATGGCCAGGTTTAGTGGAGGTGGAACATGAAATATAGATGTAAGAAAGATTTCCAGATAGAGATTTATGATGAGCATTGTATGCCTACAATGGAATATGGAGATATCAAATCTGGGACTGTTTGGACAAGAGATGATAATGCGGATTATATAGGGGGAGAGGTTCATCTTGACAACGAAGAAACAATGGAATGGATCGAAATAAGTCACGAAACTTTAAGAGAATATTTTGAAGAATTAAACTGAGATTTAGCGGAGGTATATATGCTGAAAGAAAAAACAGAAAGGCAGTTAGAAGAAGTATATCAGAGTAGAAAGCCGTATTTGAATCAAAAAGATAGCTGCGAAGAATTGCATGAAATGTGCAGAAATTGTGATATTTTTTGCGGAACAAAAAACCACGATTATTCAGAATGCAGAAATCTTGCGTGCTTCAAGAACTGGCTCGGACTGGAATATTTAGACTGGGTAAACGGATATTAGCATTTAGTAGAGATTTTAGAAAGGAGCAGGAGATTTGTGCGCACAGAAAATCATGATTTGCTCCGATAAAAAATGGAACAGAGGAAGAAAAGAATCAAATGTGAACTGTATAGGGATTCTATGCAGAATTATAAAAAATATGCAATACTGCCAGCGCAGTTAATTATTGCAGACGTGCCATATAACGTTGGAAATAATTTCTATGGGAGCAATCCTATGTGGTATAACGGAGGGGACAATAGGAATGGAGAGAGCAAACTCGCCGGGAAGGCAGCGTTTAGTTCAGATTTTAACTTCAATTTGTACGAATATTTTCATTTCTGCTCAAAGATGTTAAAGAGAGAGGATAAGTATCCAGTACGAAGAGGGAGGAGCAGCGATTCACCATGCATGATCGTGTTTTGTAGTTTTGAACAGATACAGACACTTATAAAAGCAGCAGAAAAGCATGGATTTGTACATTACATACCGCTTGTATTCTGCAAAAATTACAGTCCTCAAGTATTAAAAGCAAATATGAGGATTGTAGGTGCTACAGAATACGCCTTGTTACTTTATCGTGACAGGCTTCCAAAATTTCGAAACGGTGTAAAGTCAGACGAAAACGGCAAGACGATACCGGGAACAGGGCATATGGTGTTTAACTGGTTTATGTGGGAGCGTGACGGGAAGGATGTTCCGAAAATCCATCCAGCACAGAAAAGCGTGAAAGTGCTTAAAAAGTTAATAGAGACATTCACAGATCCCGGTGATGTGGTAATAGACCCGTGTTGCGGGAGCGGAGCAACATTAAGAGCGGCTCATGAACTTGGAAGAAATGCATTTGGATTTGAAATTGACCGCACGTTTTACAGAAGAGCAAAAGATGAGATGCTAAAGTTTGAAAATAGTCAGATGAGCATATCGGACTTTCCGGGAGTTCTGACTTAGAAAGGAGTGATAACATGCGTGTATTGCCGATATTGTTTAACACCGATATGGTCCGGGCGATACTGGACGGGAGAAAGACGGTTACAAGGCGGTTAGTTAAGCCACAGCCACAAGGATGTTTCGAAGTGCATGAAGAACCGCTGTACATATATGATGCTGATGACGGTCTTGGAATGAGAAATCCACCATATCAGCCAGGAGATATTCTGTATGCCCGGGAAACGTGGTGTAAAACTTATTATCATGATTACGGAAAATATTTTTACAGGGCAGATGGCGAAGAAATTGATATGCCGTTAATAACAGGCGGTACTATAAAATACGGGAAAGCAGATGGATTAAGGTGGAGACCATCCATACACATGCCAAAGAAAGCCGCCCGTATCTGGCTAAAGGTTACGGATGTGCGGGTGGAGCGGCTGCAGGATATAACGACGGAACAGATTTTGAGAGAAGGATCCAATACAGAGGCTATCAGACATTACATAAAACAGATGCCAGATCAAACTGACGAATGGATAGACGCGGCCCATAAGGTAGAATTTCAGCAATTATGGGATTCCACAATCAAGAAATCCGACATTGACCGCTACGGCTGGGAGGCTAATCCTTGGGTATGGGTTATCGAATTTGAGCGGTGCGAGAAGCCGGAGAAATAGAAATTGCTAGCGGCCTGCAGATAAATTGGTGGTATAAAAGCAGGCCAAAGGCTGGCAACATGATAATTATAAGGCTTCAGAGCCAAAAAGGCAAGAGAACAGAACAAACGAAGGAGATGATAGATTGAAGAATCGGAAGAGGGACAGGCATACGCTTGAGAGCGACCGGAAGTCCGGGCGTAAGATGATGGCAGAGAGTAAGCCGTCTGCTTCGGCGGCGAGGCGGTTTGTACATAAGGCGCATCAAAGTTATACGGTGGAAAATTATCTTAACAAGTTGGGAGTAGATGTGAAAGGGGTGGCTAAGGACAGTGAAAAACTCTGAAAGCATAAAAATGTTTCTGGATTTTGTAGATGAGTGCCAGAGTTTAAACAATACGGCAAGGGAGAATATTTCAGTAGAGGAAAAGAGACAGCAGGATCTTTTGCACCAGATCGAGTTCGAGAGATCCGCAAAGAAACGGGGACCGATAGGCACGAAACTACATAAGTGCCGGAATGATCGAAGAAGATATAAGGATCTATTCGAGGAGACGGATGAGATTGTCCAGTTCTTCCAGCAGCCTCAGCATAAGAGGACACTGGAACAGCTGCGGCAGCTTCTCGGCAGGGTGCGGAAGGCAGAGAAGTATCATGAAAACAGGACGTATATACCAAGGATTGAAAAGGAGTGATGCTGGTGGACAAGAAGATTATGATGATGTGGCCGACCCCACGGGCAGGAGGGAGCAACGGAAGTTCGGAATCTGGACGGAAGCATGGAGACCTGGCGGCGAAGATTGGTGGGCAACTGAACCCTCGGGTGGACAGAATTAGATGCCTGGGAAACGCAGTAGTTCCACAGCAGTTCTACCAAATATTTCAAGCAATAGCAGAAATCGAAAGGAGAGAAGAAGATGAGTTGCAAATGCGCGAAACCAACAGATGAATACCACGGATGGGAATGTGAGGTTACAGGAGGAGCGTGTGTGTTCTTGATTCCAGACAGTAAGTCGTGTGCGGAACTGTTTGGAGAAGGACCGGACGCAGAAGAGCCAGATAAAATAGAATGACTGCCGCACTATACGGTAGATGAGTATATTTTAAAAAATTGGGTGAGTGTACGTTGAAAATAAAATAAAACAAGCAGTGGAATACCGGACAAAGTATATTCTCCACTGCTCATTCACCTAAGAAGATTGTATCATAGGACTTCTTCTTAGGCAATACCAAGGAGGAATATTATGTATACAAATGAGAATGTAAATATTAAGAGCAACATTATTAACAACATTATGCTGCAAATGTCCGTATATCTGGATGCGGTAACGCTGGACATCCTACAGAAAGTCATAGAAGAGCAGTTCGTATTCCTGAATGTGGAGAGGATCACGACCCTTCCGGCCAAAGTGGATACAAGCACGGAGGAAAAGAATAACTATCTTATCGACTTATACAGGCTTAAGAAGAGCAGGCTGGCAAAAGAGACGATGGATCAGTATATAGGAGCGATAACGCGTCTTATTACCCAGGTAGACAAGCCTCTTACCGACATAGACGAGATAGATATAGACTACTATCTCCGATACTATGAGAATCGAAATGTGAAGAACAACAGAGGCAAGAACCAGGCCAGCACTTGCAATAACGAGCGCAGATACCTCTCTGCATTCTTCACCTGGCTACGCAAGGAGAAGTTTGTTACATATAACCCGGTCGAATGCGTGGAGCCGAAGAAGGAGCGCAGGAAACCGATAGACTATTTCAGGCCGGGACAGATGGAGGAACTAAGGGAAGGCTGCATTACATTGAGAGACAGGGCATTGGTAGAAGCCCTGAGAAGCACCGGGGCCAGGGTAGGCGAGATCGTTCCGATCAATAGGGATGACATCGACTGGAACACAGGAGATGTGACCATCCTTGGCGAGAAGGGTGGAAGATACCGCGTGATCTATCTGGATGAGGTAGCAAGGTATCATCTCCGCAAGTATGTGGAGAGCAGGAAGGATGATAACGAGGCATTATTTGTGTGGGAGAGATCGCCGCATAACCGCCTTAACAAGACTGGAATCAGGGCATCTCTTAAGACGATCGCCGGACGCGCAGGGCTTAAGTGCCGCGTATATCCACACAAGATGCGAAAGACCCTGGGAATGCAATTGAAGAACCAGGGAGTAGACATCGGGGATATCCAGGAGATACTTGGACATAGCAACCCGAACGTTACGAGCCGCTATTATGCGGAGTCCACGCCGGACACATTGCGTGACGTAAGGAGACGGGCGGCAGCATAGGGAAGGAGAAGGATGGAGATAGACAAGAGCATACTTACTCAGTTATGCAGCCACAAGAAGGAGTTATCTGATTTGCGGCGCAGGAAAGAGGATAATGACAGGGAGATAGAGAGGCTTGAGGATAAGGGAACGGTCGTGTCAGACTCCGTGACATGCGGAAAGAAAGGGAAGAAGCCGCTAGGCACGAAGCGGATTACCGGATTCCCGATGCCGGAGTATGAAAAGCGGATGAGGTACAAGCGCGTATACAGCAATATGCTTGAGCGTCAGATTACAAGGCTGGATAAGGAGATTATGGAGGCAGAGCAGTACATAGAGAGCATTCCTGACAGCCGCATAAGGAGGATATGCAGATACAGGTGTCTGGATGATTCGTTGAGTTGGATTTCTATTGCTCATAAAATGGGAAAACAGCATACAGCAGATGGATGCAGGATGGCATTTGAACGTTTCTTAAAAAATAATTAGGCTAGTTCGTTTTGTTCGTTTTTGTTGTGTTATTATTATAATGACAAAAGTGTTTGGTCGTAAGACAGTGCACAATGTCATCCCCCCTGGGTTTGTAATAGGCCATCGGCAGGAACATCCTGCTGGTGGCTTTTTACATGCAGAGGGAATGTAACTCGGTTCGTTCGGTAGCGCAGGCGGTTGCTGAACCCTAAAATCAGATAGTGCAGCGCAAGGCACGATAAATATTACTGCTAACGGGCGCAGAGGCCCGTTAACGGGATGTAGCGCAGATGGTAGAGCAACTGCCTTATATGCAGCAAGCCCCTGGTTCGAGTCCAGGTATCCCGACTGTGGAGTTTTTGCGGTTTCTTCACAACATGTGAATCCATCCGACAAACCTCCTTATAAGATAAATAAAAAACCGCAAACAATAAGGAGAAAGAATATGTTAGATTGGGCACTGAATTATCAGGAAGAATTGATAAAAAAATTAAGAGAAACCTGGATGGATGATAGATATAAGTGGTATCATGCTGGAAACTTCTATGAGGATGTTAATATCAATCATGATACATGGACCCGCCATCAGTATGTTTCAGTTAGAAACGGAGAAGTCATAGGATCGATTGAATACCGGATAGATAGATCAAGCGAGTATGCATATGATCTGGGGATAATCAATTTTGAGGATAAGCCGTCATTTGAGTTTGGCTATGATTTGGGAGAGGCATTAGACAAGATATTTTCCAGGTATGCTATACGCCGCCTGGAATGGTCTGTCATTATCGGAAATCCTATAGAAGAATCATATGACAGGATATGCAGGAAGTATGGAGGCCGGATAGTAGGGACGTATAAAAACCGTACAAGGCTGACAGATGGAAGATACTACGATGAAAAACTGTATGAGATAGAGTTAGCCGATTACATGGAGGCTAAGAAGAAGGCATAGGGAAGAGAGGTGATCCAGGGTTGGCTAAGTATCAAGAATGGATAGAGCCGGAAGGCTTGCTTAAGATCGAAGGATGGGCCAGAGATGGACTGACGGATGAGCAGATAGCAAAAAACATCGGCATAAGCCGAGAAACCATATACGCATGGAAGAAGCAGTACCCTGACTTTTCTAACGCCTTAAAAAAGGGCAAGGAAGTAGTAGACCGGGAAGTAGAGAATGCGCTGCTTAAAAAGGCTCTTGGATACGAGTATGACGAGGTTACGAGAGAAAGAGTGTTCAATGAAGATACTGGCAAGCCGGAGTTGATTGTTACGAAGATTGTAAAGAAGCAGATGGCCCCGGACACGACAGCACAAATATTCTGGCTTAAGAATCGAAAGCCTAGCGATTGGAGGGACAAGAGAGACTATAGCGTGGAAGGAGCCATGAATGTCAATAATCCATACAACGGGCTTACGACAGAAGAACTTAAGAAGTTGATTAAGGATGGATAAGGAACTAATCAGGCTGGGTGCCAGGACAGAACTTGCAAGACGCGAGTTCTTTTTTTATTGCCAACTGAAAGCACCTGATTTTTATAAGGACGATAGGGAATACCTGACGCAGCTATGCAACTCTTTGCAGGAATTTGTTGAGTCGGACGAGGAAGTATGCGTTATTAATGTGCCTCCGCGGCATGGCAAGAGCCGTACGGCTGGCAATCTCGTAGAGTGGTTTCTTGGAAATGACCCAACAAAAAAGATTATGACTGGATCATATAACGAAACACTCTCGACCATGTTCTCGAAGAACGTAAGGAACAGCATACAGGCTGTGAAAGCAGATATATATAAGCCGGTGTTCTCTGATGTATTTCCAGGAGTCCGCATTAAGTATGGTGATGCAGCAATGAACCTGTGGAGCCTTGAGGAAGGATATAACAATTACCTTGCGACTTCACCCACTGGAACGGCTACGGGATTCGGGTGTGATCTGATGATTATAGACGATCTAATCAAGGCTGCAAAAGAGGCTTATAATGCCAGTGTGCTGGAAGAACACTGGACATGGTTCACCGATACGATGCTATCAAGGCTTGAAGAGGGCGGGAAGATCATCATAATAATGACGCGCTGGCACAGCGAGGATTTGGCTGGAAGAGTTCTTGAATGGTGCAAGGAGAAGGGCAAGAGATATCGCCATATTGCCATGAAGGCACTTATAGACAAGGAGAGCCATACGATGCTGTGCCCCGAAATCCTCTCTTATGCTTCTTATATGGACAAGATTAGCGCAATGGGAGAGGACATAGCAAGCGCGAACTATAACCAGGAGCCTATTGATCTTAAGGGGCAGTTGTACACGTCCTTCAAGACTTATGATGACGTACCAAGGGACACTACCGGCAAGCCGCTATTCTCTTCCGTCAGGAATTATACGGATACGGCAGATGAAGGCAGCGATTATCTGTGCAGCATCACGTATGGCGTATATAACAAGGAGGCATATATTCTTGATGTCATATATACTCAGAAGCCAATGGAGGATACGGAGCCAATGGTTGCGAAGGCGTTATTCGAGTATGGAGTGAACAGGGCGAAGATTGAATCGAACAACGGAGGCCGCGGATTTGCACGGTCCGTAAACAGCATACTCAAGCAGGAGTATAAGAGCAACAAGACCAAGGTAAGGTGGTTCCATCAGTCCGAGAACAAGATCGCAAGAATATTGTCCAACAGTACCTGGGTTATGAACCACATATATTACCCGAAGAACTGGAAAGACAGATGGCCGGATTACTACAAGGCAATGTACAAGTATCAGCGGGAAGGGAACAACGCGCATGACGATGCACCAGACGCGACTACGGGAGTAGCGGAGAACACTGTACACTTTGGAGGCGTGTCTATGGGATAATGGAGGAAATATGGAATTAGAGATTGCTAAGAAAATGCTAAGAGCGTATATGCCGGGACATGAAAAGTTCGTTGTTGAAGCGGACACTGCTAACAGGTATTACAGAAAGAAAAATGATATACTGACGATCAAGCGCGAGGACAAGATAGAGGATGACCCGCTAAGAAATGCGGACAATAGGATACCGAGTAACTTCTATAAGTTACAAGTCAACCAGAAGGCTGCATACGCATTCACAGACCGCGTGTTATTTGATGCAGGAAATGACGAGGCAAATGAAACCATTAAGAAAGCCTTGGGTGATGCATTTCAGAAGAAGTGCAAGGCATTATGTGTGCAGGCTGCTAACACATCCGTAGGCTGGATACATTACTGGAAAGGCGAGAACGGGGAATTCAAGTATTCGGTATTGGACTCAAGAGAGGTAGTGCCAATATGGAACAAGGATTTGGAGAAGGAACTTAAGGCAGTACTCCGTACATACCGTGATATTGATGACGCTACAGGAGACGAGTATTTCATCTATGAATTCTGGACGGATGAAGAGGCAGAATCATTCAGGCGCAGGATTGATAGTGATGGCTATGATATGCTGGAACCTTACTGCCAGTATCTTACGTTAGATGTAGATACTAACTCTGAGACTTACGAGAGCGTATACAAGCATGGACTTGGGGAAGTGCCGTTCATATTCTTCAACAACAACGATGAAGGAACGAATGATCTCAACGACATCAAGGAACTGATAGACTCTTATGACAAGATATATTCAGGATTCGTGAACGATCTGGAAGATATTCAGGAGATTATTTTCGTCCTCACAAATTATGGTGGAGAGGCTGACACTCCGACTGAAATACTACGGGAAATCAACAATACCAAGATAATACAGGTGGAAAGCGAAGGCCAAAACGACAAATCAGGTATATCCACATTGGCAATAGAGATACCAGTAGAGGCCAGGGAGAAACTATTGACAATGACTCGGAAGTCTATATTTGAGCAAGGAATGGCTATTGACCCTGACCCGCAGAATTTTGGAAACAGTTCTGGCGTGGCATTGGGATATCTGTATTCGCTCCTTGAACTTAAGACTGGATTAATGGAAACTGAATTCAGAATATCATTCAATAGGCTTGTGCGTGCTATCCTTAGATTTCATAATCTGTCAGCAGAAAACATTGAGCAGACGTGGACAAGGACAAGCGTCACGAATGATGCGGAACTCTCAGACATAGCGCAGAAGAGCAAGGGAATCATATCAGATGAGACAATCGTACGCAGGCACCCCTGGGTAGATGACCCCACAAAAGAGTTGGAAAGGCTTGAAAAGCAGAGGAAGGAAATGGAGAAGCAATGGGACAATATCCCGAAAGCCGATGGAGGGTTAGGAGATGGCGAAGAAGAATAGCGCAGAGTATTGGGAACAGCGTATTGCTAATACTACCTGGGAGACGTACAACACGATAGAGGAAAAGAACCGCAGAATATTGGAGTTCTACATTGATGCAAGCCGACAGGTCAGGGAGGAACTCTATTATATTGCCGAGAAGTACAGCAGGAACGGCACGCTATCGCTTTCGGATATGTATAAGCGCGACAGACTTGAAAAACTATGCAGGAAATACGAGAGCATTATCAAGCGTCTTGGAGAGGAAGTGCAGAGCGAGGCCACCGAAAATATGCAGGATGGGTTCAAGGATGTGTATGTCGCAACAACAGAGTTCCTAGAAGCCGAGGGGATATCGGTTCCCAACAGAAAACTTATGGATAAGTTGATAAATGAACCTTGGAGAGGTGACAGTTTCTCCGGCAGGATATGGGAAAATCAGAAGCAACTTGCGGTTGGCCTTAATGATATCCTTCTTGCCGGGTTGCAGCAAGGAAAGACGGTAACAGAGATCGCTATAAGCCTGCATAACTATACTGGCAACAGTTTCAACAACTGCCACAGGCTCATACGGACAGAGACGATGCACTACCTCAATAGTGCGGTACTCATGGGATATAAGGATGGAGGCGTAGAGAGAGTGAGGGTATGGGCGGCATTGGATGAGCGGACATGCGAGACATGCATGAGATATCATGATAAGGTATATCCGCTTGGCAAAGAGCCGATTCTTCCACTCCACTCGAATTGCCGATGCACATATTTGCCGGAAGTAGAATAGGAGGATGACATGAAAGAATTAAGGGTAACCGCAAATAAGAAGTTGAAGATACAGTGTACATGCGGAAAAGCATTTGAGCCGACAGCGAAGATGATGATAGAGCATGTGCAGGATGATGGGATGATAGAGGTATATTATCTCTGCCCGCACTGCAAGGAGAAGCATCATGTATGTTACATCAACAGCGAGATCAAGCGCATACAGAAGTTGATTGACAAGGCAAGGAGAACGAATAACCCGGAGGCCTGCAAGATATTATGTGGCCGCAAGAAATATCTCATGGATGCTCTTAACAATCGCTTGTAGACAGACTCCCAAGATGGTAATATATGGATATAATATATTTTAGGGAGGGTTTGTAAATGAAAAAGATTGTAAGTGTATTATTTGTTACGGTTATGTGTTGCGTTATGATAGTTGGATGTAGTGGGAAAGACGATGTTACAAAATTGCCACATAATTCTAAAATAAGCATAACTGATAAAAAGTCAGATATTTTAAAAAAGGAAGAACTTGATACGGAAGATAATATATCTTATGTCTTAAGTGAACCGGGAAAAATTGATGGAAAAGAATATTCTGTTACTTACCAGTTCTCAAATACGGAATCTGAAATGGATTTGATTTCGTCAGTGTATTATGATTCGGAAGAAGCAACTTTGGATGATGCGAAGAAATATATAGAAGATGTATATGGAGAATTGGACAAAGATAGCACCGAAGGAAAATATTGCCCAGGGCAAGACGGAAGATATATAATTAAAAGTGATGGAAAGGTATGGACGATAGGATATTTTACAATGGATAATGGAGACACAAGAATAATAATTTCGCGTGACGTGTCATTAGAATAAAGAAAAAGCCACTTGCTTTTGCGAGTGGCTTTTTGATTGGAGGTGATGGGGTTGATTGTAAAGGTTATAAGGTCTTATTACGATGTGAAAAAGCACAGAAACATAGGACAAGGCGAAGAGATTGAGGTTTCCGAGTCAAGGGCAAGGCAATTGGAAAAAGCCGGGGTAATTCAAAAAAGAGCAGCAAAAACGAAGGACGCATAGGCGTTCTTTTATTTTTGTACCCTTTTTTAAGTGTTGCAGGGGATAAAGAACAACTGTACATTCCATACCGGGAGAGCCGGAATAAAAATCTATGGAGGTGAAACTAAATGGAATGGTTAAAGAAAATCTTAAGCAATGCGGTATATGGAGAAGATGGGAAGTTGGATGTGGAAAAGACCTTGGAAAAAATCAATAAGGAGGCGCCGAACCACATCATACCAAAGGTGGAGTACGACACAAAGGTTACAGAACTTAATACGGCAAATGCCACCATCAAAGATTTGCAGGAAAGCACTGAGGGGAATGAGGAACTGCAAGGAAAGATCGAGACATATGAGACAGAAATTAAAAACTTGCAGAAAGCGAATGAGGACATGCAGAAGTCATACAGGCTCAAGGAAGTAATTTCAAATGCCGGATGCACAGATGCTGACTATCTGATCTACAAGCATGGCGGGCTAGATAAGTTCACGTTCGACAAGGACGGAAAGCCTGTTGGGGTAGATGAAATCGTAAAATCCTATAAGGAATCAACGCCTATGCTATTTCATACTGGACAGAAGCATCAGAGTTATAATCCACCGGGCGGTAAAGGAGCAGCGACTACTAACCCATTCGCAAAAGAGACATTCAATCTGACGGAGCAAGGAAGAATGCTTAAGGAAAACCCGGCGCAGGCACAGGAAATGGCAGCCGCAGCCGGAGTAACATTATAAGAACAAGAAAGGTTAAAAAGGTGATAACACATGGCAGGAACAACATTATCAGATGTAATTGTACCACAGTTATTTACGCCGTACGTAATCCAGAAGACAATGGAGAAATCGGCATTATATAACTGTGGAATTATTGTTAACGATACTAAATTTGACGAACTGGCTTCACAGGCCTCTCCACTAGTGAATATGCCGTTTTTCGAGGATTTGACGGGTGAGTCAGAGTCCGTAGTGGAGGGGAAGGATTTGACGCCGTCTGGAATTGAATCCGAGCAGGACGTTGCAGTAATTATCAGGCGAGCAAAGATGTGGAGTGCTACTGATCTGTCTGCCGCGCTTGCTGGAAGCGATCCGATGCTTGCGATTGCATCACTGGTGGCAGGGTTCCGCGCGCGTGATATGCAAAAGGAATTAGTTGCTATTCTAAAGGGAATTTTCGGCTCTTATACAGAATCAGAAGCGCCCTCGGCGAAAACGCCACTTGCAAGCAATATATTAGACATTTCTGGCGGTTCAGGAACGGCGGCTAAATGGAGCGGGTCTGCTTTCATTGATGCAGAACAGTTGCTTGGAGACAATAAGACGGCACTTACGGGTGTTGTAATGCATAGTGCTACGGAGGCGGCACTTAAGAAGCAGAATCTTATTGAGACCGTACAGCCATCGAATGACGTGTCGTTCGGATTATATCAGGGGAAACGAGTCATTGTGGATGACGGATGTCCTGTAACTGGCTCTGGCTCAAATCAGGTATTCTCTACATACCTTTTCGGTCAGGGCGCAATTGCGCTTGGTAATGGAAATCCAGTAGGATTCGTGCCAACCGAGACAGATCGGGACAAGAAGAAGGGTTCCGGTATTGACTACCTGATTAACAGATGGACGAACATACTTCATCCGCGCGGAATTCAGTTCACAAACGCCAAGGTAAGCAGCAAGAAGGAAGGCCCTACAAGAGCAGAACTTTCTGACGCGCAGAATTGGAACCCCGTATATGAACCAAAGCAGATCAGGATTGTTGAGTTCAGACACAAACTGTAGGAGTTAATCGTATGGAAGAGAGAATATTAGAGAGCCTGCTAAAACGTCCTGGCTTGGGTGACAAGAGATATATCCTTGAGGATATGGTACATGATAGCGTTCTGGAAATCCGGGACGCTATCAACTATGAAAAAGACGAGGAATTGCCAGAGGCATGTGAATTGGCAGTGAAAGAACTGACGCTTATCAGGTTCAATCGAGACGGAACAGAGGGCATAGCAAGCGAGAGCAATAGCGGAGTATCAGTGTCATATATCAATGAGTTGCCGCCTGCTGTTAAGCGTATCATATATCGCCACAGGAGATTACGCAGGAGGAAATAGGATGTCAATAAACCGGGATATGAGCAGATACACGATCCAGGAAGAAAAGCGTGTCAGAAGTCCATCTGGCGGATTTAAGCCGGAATGGGTATATGTCTCCGAGGCCGATGTCGCCGTATATAAAAATGATGAGTACGTAACGCATGCAAGCGAGGTATACAAGGTATCAACGCATACAGGGCTTACATACCGAAAGGGCCTCAAGGCTGGAAAATATCGGCTTAAGAATGACGATACTGTATATACGGTGATATCCTGCAACGATTCCGGAAGGCTGGCAAGCCTGCTTCTCAAGGAGGTGACTACGGATGTCGGATAATTCTGCATTTGAGGCCAGCATGAATAAGGCAATGCTTGAAATCATTACAGATGTAGGAAGAAATATGAAAAAAGCGTGTTATGTCGTTGAAGCCGAGGCGAAAAAGAACTGCCCGGTAGACCAGGGTATTCTTAGGGCATCGATTACCAGTGAGGTTGATATTTCTGGCTCTGAGATAGTCGGCATGATAGGCAGTACACTTGAGTATGCGCCTTATGTGCATGATGGGACTGGAATCTATGCGAAGGATGGAAATGGCAGGAAAACTCCGTGGGGCTATACGGTGATGGCAGGAAAATACAAGGGATTCCATTGGACACGCGGGCAAAGGCCGCAGCCGTTTCTGGAAGATGCGAAACTTTCAAAAAAATCATCAGTAGCAAGGATTCTGGGAGGTAAATAGCAATGGAATTGGACATCAAGAATTACATAGAGTACATGATCCCGGAATTTGCATTGCGGCTATATCCTGTAATGGTTGTAGACCCGGACGAAGGGATTAACATTGCCTATACATTTACGGATATCTCATCGGGGCACTTGAGCCAAAGCCAGTTGACCCTTAATGTGATCTCAGACGACTATGATTCAGGCATGGATGCTCAAAACAAAATTGCGAAACTGCTTGCAATGGAAGAGGACGCGCCATTCATATCATATGGAGATACAAGGTTTCGGTCTGTGCTTTCATCTGGCGGCGCACGGATATTTAATGAGGATTTGCAGAAATGGGAACTGAAAAAATATTATCTGATAGATTGGAGGACAATTAATGGGAGCAAAGAATAAGGATGAGATTTTGCTTGGAGCGGGTGAAGTCTATATGTATGAGTTTGAGGGAACGGAACTGCCACAAGATTCAGCGATTGAGAGCGCGGATCACAACGTAGGGCATTGCAGCGGCGGGTTCTCCATAAACTACAAGCCTACCAAGTATGACGTTCTAAACCAGTATGAGAAGATCGTGAAATCGTTCATCACGAAGGAAGAGATCACGGCTAAGACGGGAGTGCTTACCTGGAACATGGAGAATATCTCGATGCTATCCACGGGCGAGTATACAGAGGACAAGGAAAAGAAGGTAAGAACCATCGTGTTTACTGGAAAGGGAAAGTCGCTTAAGACGGTGCTTCTGAGATTCGTTCATAAGAAGGAGAACGGGAAGAAGATTCGATTCACGATGATCGGACAGGGCGGCTCTGGATTCGCGCTTGAATTCACGGGCAAGGAACTGACGATTGATGCGGAGATATCGGCAATCAACAAGATTGACGGATTTCTGGCGAAGTTTGAGGAAGAACTTACAGATGAAGAGGCTTCCGCGATCGTAGCAGCATAGGAGAGCGCGATAATGCGCCCTCCTTATTTTTATTTTGAAAGGGGATAAAAGATGCTGGACTTAGACAAGTATTTGGACAACAGCGTGGAAATGAGGATAGGCGGAGAAGTCATACATGTAATGCAGCCCACGCTAAGAATGATAGACAAGATAGATATGATCGAGAGTGATTTGACTGAAGATAATATTCGCGGTAAGCGGTTAGAGACCGCTGTACTGTTCCTGAACCATAACAAGGAGGGACGGAAGTTCGAAAAGCAGGACTTATGCGACTGGACTATGGATGCGATTACCAAGGTAATAACTACAATGTCAGTATTGCGATACGAGGCAGAAACAGACCCAAACTAATGATTCCCATTCCTACGGGAGAAATCGGAAAGGCGATATGTGAAAAATACTTCCCGGAAGAGGAGTGGGAAAAAGAGTATAGGCTAAAAACTGGGAGTATTAGAAGGATAAGCGAGTATACGGGATTCGATTTTAACGAAATCTTGGAACTTCCCTATCCTTATTTTTTGCTGCTGAACAAGGAGAGTTGGATCGCAAGTTACACCAAATCCAAGGAAGGCATGGAGATACTCAAGAACTTATGGAGATTGCGGCAGACCAAGGCTGATGAAAAATCAGTGAGAATGCATAGCGGAGGTGGATGTAATGGCGGCAGGAATTGAGTTAGCACCACTGGTAACAAAACTCAAAGTAGATACGGAACAATTCAAGAGAAACATGAAGAATGCCGCAAAACTGGGAAAGAGCGAGGCTGACAGGGTTGAGAAGAGCCTGGCAGGATTGACAAGGACTGGACAGACGCTTGGAAAAGTAGGATCGGTGCTGACGAAGTCCGTAACCCTCCCAATTGTTGGCGTAGGCGTTGCAACAACCAAGATGGCGGTTGACTTTGAAAACAGTTTTGCAAAAGTAAGTACGCTTCTTGATGATGGCGTCGTGGATTTTGCAGAATATAAAGACAGCCTGATAAGTGGTTCAAATGAAACCAAGGTTGCGGTTGATGAGTATTCCGAGTCCGTATATCAGGCCATATCCGCAGGCGTAGATCAGACCAAGGCGGTCGAATTCACGACTGAGGCCATGAAGTTGGCAAAAGGCGGATTCACGTCCGGCGCAAGTGCAGTGGATATCCTTACCACGGCGATCAATGGATATAACCTGAGTGCGGAAGATGCAACAAAACTGTCTGACATGCTGATTACCACGCAGAATCTCGGTAAGACCACCGTGAACGAATTGAGCAGCAGCATGGGCAAGGTAATCCCTATTGCCAGTTCTGTCAATTTTGGGATGAACGAATTGTCTGCATCTTACGCGCAGTTGACCAAGAACGGTATTGCCACGGCAGAGGCCGGAACATATCTTAAGCAGATGCTTTCCGAGTTAGGAAAAACAGGTAGTACGTCTGATAAGGCCCTTCGGGAACTGACAGGGAAAGGATTTGCGGAACTCAAGAAGGAAGGCGTTGCAACGTCAGACATTCTGAACATGATGAGCCAGTACGCAGAGAAGAACGGAATGACTCTGAAAGACATGTTCGGCTCAGTGGAGGCAGGATCAGCGGCATTGGTTCTCGCGAAAGGAAATGGTCAGGAGTACAATGGAATGCTGGACGCCATGAACAAGAGCGCGGGTGCTACGCAATCGGCTTTTGATAAAATGGATGCGACCCCAGCAGAGCAATTAAAAGGAGCCTTGAACAAATTAAGGAATGAAGGAATAAAGTTCGGAGCGTCATTTATTCCAGTTATCACAAAAGTATCTGAGGTATTAAGCAAGGCAGGAGACGCATTTGCGGGATTGTCAGAGCAGGAGCAGCAGAATGTTATAAAATGGATGGCATTGGCCGCAGCCGTTGGCCCTGTGCTTAAAGTGGTAGGCGGAGGGATAGGAACATTCACAAAATTAAGTAGCGTTATGAGCGGTGTAAGTACAGCGTTAGGCAGCCTTGGAGGGGCAGGGCTGGTTGGAAGCATGGGAAGTCTCGCTTCTATCTGTGCGCCGCTTGTGGTTGGCGTTTCTGCTGTCGGAGCCGGAATGTACGCCGCCCACGAGAATACGCAGTTGATGAAGCGATCTGTGATAGAGTCATCCGATGAAATGTCTGGAATGGAAAAGGCGCTTGCGAAACTCAATGGCGTTGAAGTGAAGTCTAGGGAAGAGTTAGAAAAACTAGGGCTTGTACATAAGGAATTCTCAGATGACATCAGCAAGGAATTCCAGAAAGAGGTAGAAAAATCCACGGAGGCACTACAGGAATTCAGCGTATTCCTCAATGAGATTGGGTTTGATGATGTGATTTCGCAAGAGGAAAGCGCAGAATTCACAAGACGCATATCGGATATGTGCCAGGAGGCTGTTGATACCATATCTGGCAAGAAGGAAGAAAGCCAGAAGGCCTTGAAGGAATTATTTGTTGCTGACGATGAAGTAATAGATGAAAGCGAGCAGAGGGTATTAGATATACTTTCCAGGTCAAGCGATAACCAGATCAGCGAAGTGCAGAAACTACAGGATGAGATTCTGGCGATCAAGCAGGCGGCAGTAGATGAGGGAAGAGCGTTGAATGACCAGGAGGTTGCGGCAGTAGAGGAAAAGACTCAGAGAATTAAGCAGATCGAACTTGAAAATCTCGGCGGAACCCAGGAAGAGATCATGTATGCTAAGAATGAGTTTGCCGCGAGAGTCAAGAACCTGGATGCTAAGAGTGCGTCTGATTTGCTGCAGGAAAAGGCGAAAGCGCGTGATGATGAAATCGTGCAGATTCAGGCATCATATGATACACAGATTGAAATGCTCAAGTCAAAAGCAGCAGAATGTACTGGTGCAGAGCGCGAGGAAATGGAGAAGCAGATTGCCAATCTTGAAAGCGATAAGCAGAAGAAAATTGATAAGCAGAATGAACTCTATGACGAGTATATGAACATCATCAGAGAGAAGAACCCCGAATTGCTGGATGTGATTAACAAGTTTAACGGGGAAATACTTACGAATGAGGACAAGGCTTGTCAGGAGAGGCTCTACAATATGATGAATCATTATGACGGGCTGAACCAGATAACTGAGAGTGGATGCTATCAGATATACAATAAGGAAGCCGGAATGTGGCAGAATATGCGCGTTACGGTAGATGAAAATACTGGCGCAATTGTAGGCATATACAATGAATCCACGGCAGAATGCGGAGGATACACGGAAAAGATGGCGCAGGATGCCGAAAACATGGCACGTAGGCAGAACAGCGCATATCAGGCAATAGGCTCATCAATGGGACTGTATGTAAGCAATACGGGTAAAATTATGGGCGCAAACGGAAATGTAGTTGCATCTATGGATGACTTGAAACTGCATACGGACGGAACCAGGACGGGAATTGTCAACATCAACAATACGCCTTATAACATTACCGTAAACAAGGAAGGGACGATATCAGCGTTGCAGGAAATTAACGATAAGGCAGATTATGCAACAAGGGACAGGACTATTCATATTGCAGCGCAGTATATGGATAATCCCTCTATTGCGGCATGGGATGGAGTTACGGAACTTCACCACTTTAACGGTCTTGATAATGTTCCTTATGATGGATACAGAGCAGTATTGCATAAGGGTGAGCGAGTTCTTACTTCCGAGGAAAACAAGGAGTATTCATCTGGCAGGGACAATACAAATTATGACTATATCCGAAACATTGTCAGAAGCGAGATCAAGGGGATCGTGATAGAACTGAATGACAGGGAGATGGGCCGTGCATATTCCCGCTGGTCAGAAGGGAGGGCTTAGATGTACCCAGATATATGTTATGTGAATAGTAATAATGTGGTGCTTGATCTTACGTCCTTCCCTTATCTAGTCAATGATATCAATGAGATAACAGACTACTCCTGGGATTACGAGGCCAACGATGCACAAAAGGTAGTATCATTTTCCCGTGGGGTGTGCGAGATACCTATAACTATCAATATCCTTGCGAATACGCATGAAGAATATGTACAGGCACGAAAGAGGTTGTTTGAGGCACTGGAAACGGATGTGCTTAACAATGCGAGGGGGCGGCTGTACTATCATGGTCAGTACGTCCTTTGCAACGCCGTTACCAGCAAGAAAAAGGACTGGAACATGGGCGTTGACTTTGCGTTAGTTTACATCAAATTTGTAACGGACTGGCCTTACTGGATCACAGAAGAGACTTTCGAATATCTGCCATACTCTGGCGCAGAAAGCAAAAGCATTGGAGGCCAGAATTATCCGTACAATTATCCGCACAATTACACGAATACGCAGAAGGGGAACGGGATAATCCGTAATGAGCACTATGCTGACTGCAATTTCTCTATGACGATATATGGAAAAAGCCTGAATCCAAGGGTATCCATTAACGGACACGTGTATGAGGTGTTCACAAGCGTTGATGACGGCGAATATATGGTCATTGACTCCAAAAGCAAGACCATAAGGCGGTATAAGGCCAACAAGCAGATCGTCAACGAATTTGGTAGCAGGAATATGGAATCATCCGTATTCAAATTGATACCGACTGGCAAGAGCAATGTGATCTGGGATGGGTCATTTGGAATAGACATCACCCTGTACCACGAAAGGAGTGAACTGCTATTAATCTGATAATTGCGGATGCGAATGGAAGAGAACTCAGGTATTGGGATATGGAGAGGAACCTTGATCTTGATATAGGCGATACCAATGACTTCCAGTTTGTGGTATCGCTTACGGAGTGGAATCACTCGAGCCTTGATTATGGATATAGGCTATTCGTGCCAGAGACAGAATATGGGGGAGTTATAGGAGATATAGAAACATCAACGAAAAGAGGACGGGTCATTGTACGCGGCGATACATGGCGCGGGATGCTGGGAAAGAAGATCGTAGAGCCGCCCAAAGGGTCATCACATCTTACT